AGATATTAAAACAAATAGATAAAAAGAAGTCATTAAAATCTATTGGTGCATCAGTAGGAAAAGACCACGCAACAGTTCTACATTCATTAAACAACTATGATATGTTTGAACAATTTAATCCAACATTAAAACTATTTAGAAAACAAATACTGCAAAGATTAAATTATGCATCACCAGAACAAATATTAGATATGTCTAAAGATGAATACATACAAAGTTTACAAATAGATGTAATGAAACTAACTGATGAAATAGCAAACTTGCAAGAAGCGATTAACAAACCAAGAAACAATTACAACATAGTAAACAACATACAACAATTACTAATAGAAACAGAAGGAACAGAACAATGGCAAATAATTATAGAAAGACTACAAGCATTATATAGAATGAATAAAAACATAAAACTTTAATACTATGCCAGATATATCAATGTGCAATAATGCACTATGCCCATCAAAAGAATATTGTTATAGATTTACTGCAACACCAAGTATTTATCAATCTTATGCAGACTTTAGTTTAGAAGATGATGAAATGAATTGTTCTTATTTTTATCCTAATGGTAAATGTAAATATTGTAATTTAGAAAATGATAATCACAAAATGAGTTGTCCAATAATGAAAATACAAGTGAACTTATGACACCAATAGAAAAAGCAAATGAACTATATAGTAAGTATGATGATTTATTAAACAAAGATTTTGGAAATCCTATTGTATTTGATAATCAAATAAAACAATGTGCATTAATAGCAGTTGATGAAATATTAAATACTGATATTTTTTCTACTACTGAAACATATTATAAAAAAGTAAAAAAAGAAATAGAGAAATTATGACACCACAATATAGAGCAAACATACTATTCAATAAGTATAGCAAAGAATATAATAGATTTGTTGTATCAGGTTATATTAAACAAGGTTATGATGAATGGAAAGAAATAGCTATTGAATTAGGTAAGTTGTATAAACAATAAACAAAAATGTTTATTTTTAATATATTTAAATATAACTTTTATTATGGCATTTGAAAAAGGACACAAGTTTAGCAAAGGTAGACCACCTAAAGTAGAAGAAGAAAAAGTAAATAACATTTTCATCAAAGCATTAGGTGAATTATATAATAAAGAAACAGAAGATGAAACTAAAATAGCTTTTGTTAAAGATACATTAATGCAATCACAAAGAGGACAGTTATTTATTGCTGAACATATATTTGGTAAACCAAAAGATATTATAGAAGCTACACACAATGTAAATGATTTTAATATAAAAGATATATTTCATATTGGAAAAGAATAGTAGCATAAATTGGTAGTTGCTGAAAGCAGAAATGCAAAGTCGAGACTTTATAGGGATATATTGTCGATGTAATGGCGGGTATGTGAGGTTCGAATCCCACCTATTCTTTTTTTAATATGATAAATTTAAATACAAAATATAAATTACTTGGTTCAGATAGTAGGTACTTTGTAATTACAGGTGGAAGGGGAAGTGGTAAATCATATTCTTTAAATTCATTTTTATTACTTCTTACTTATGAAGTAGGACACGTTATATTATTTACAAGATATACATTAACATCAGCAAACGTTTCTATTATACCTGAATTTATAAGTAAGATACAATTAGCTGATTTAAGCAACGATTTTTATATTACTAAAGATGAAATAGTAAATTTAAAAACAGGTTCTAAAATCTTATTTAAAGGTATTAAAACAAGTAGTGGAACACAAACTGCATCTTTGAAATCATTAGCTGGAGTTACAACTTGGGTATTAGATGAAGCAGAAGAATTAACAGATGAAGAAACATTTGAAAAAATAGATTTTAGTATTAGAACTAAAGGAATACACAATAGAGTTTTATTAATATTAAATCCAGCAACAAAAGAACACTTCATATATAAGAAATTCTTTGAAGATAAAGGTGTACAAGATGGAAGTAATTTAATCAAAGGTGATACAACTTACATACATACAACTTATCAAGACAATATAGAAAACTTATCACAGTCTTTTATAAGTCAAATAGAGAATATTAAACAACGTAGACCAGAAAAGTACAAACATCAAATATTAGGTGGATGGTTAGATAAAGCAGAAGGAGTTATATTTACTAACTGGACAATAGGAGAATATAAACAAATAGGTAAATCTGTATTTGGTCAAGATTTTGGTTTTAGTAATGACCCAACAACATTAGTAGAATGCAATATAGATACTTCTAATAAACGAATTTATATAAATGAACGTTTCTATTTACCATCATTAACAACATCACAGATATACAATTTAAATAAGCAACATTGTTTAGATAGTTTAATAGTAGCAGATAGTGCTGAACCAAGATTGATAAGTGAATTACAAACATCAGGATTAAATATAGTACCAGCAATTAAAGGTCAAGGTTCGGTAACTTATGGAATATCATTATTGCAAGATTATGATTTAATAGTTTCACCTGAAAGCATAAACTTAATTAAAGAGTTAAACAACTATTGTTGGTTAGAAAAGAAATCTAATACACCTATTGATAATCATAATCATTTACTTGATGCTTTAAGATATGCAGTAAGTTATCAATTAGAAAATCCAAACAAAGGAAACTATTTCATATACTAATGAGTTACGGACAAATAATAGCAGCAATACAATGTTACATACATCACGTTAAAGGTGTTGAAGTACAAATTAACTTACCAAGAAACATAGGTGAAATAAAGAAGATGCAACATATGTATAATATAGCAAGTAATTACCTTTCATAGTAAGATAACTATTAAAATCAACGTTTATCTTTACACAAAAGGTAATGAAAGAAGAAGAAGATATATTTGAAAATATGGAATTTGAACCAGCTGATACAAGATATGAAATTATATCTATGTGCAATAGTGCTTTAAATGCAGTTGAAGGATTTGACACAGGAATGATAAATAAAGAAGATGCATTTAAGATTAAAGAAATTAGAAGAAAGTCTTTAGCATTAATTGATTTGCATATTGGAATGATATATGACGAAAACTTTGAAAGTTAAAGAAAAGTTAAAATGTATTTTATTTAAAACAATATAGTTATATTTGTATCAAATAAAAAACAAATGAACACATATATGAAAAAATATTTAGTTACTTATTGGACACAACGTAATGATGAAAGCACAGATGTAGAATTAGAACTATATGCTTATAATGAAATAGATGCTATGAAAAAATTTTACGATATGAATATAGTGCATAGAAAAATAGAAAGTGTAGAAGAATTGGTTTAAATTTTGATTAATAATGGTTGAAGAAAGACTTGCAGAAATGTAGGTCTTTTTTTTGTTTAATACAATTTAGACTTTATTTTATTTTTAAATAAAAAACAATGAAGTTACAAATTACAATACCAACAAGTTTAGAAGAAATAACATTAGAAAAGTATCAAAAGTTTTTATCTATTGCAAAAGACAATCCTGATGGTGAGTTTCTTCAACATAAAATGGTAGAAATATTTTGTGGTATAGATTTAAAGAATGCTGCTAAAATAAGTTACAAAGATGTTAATGAAATAACAACTAATTTATCAAATTTATTCAATCAGAAATATGATTTAAAAAGAACATTTAAATTAGGTGATACTGAATTTGGTTTTATAACTAACCTTGATGAAATTACACTTGGTGAATATACTGATTTAGATAAATACATAAGTGATTGGGATATGATGCATAATGCAATGGCAGTATTATACAGACCAATAACAAAGAAGTTAAAAGACAAATATCAGATTGAAGAATACAATGGTAGTTATACTTATTGTGATGCTATGAAATATGCACCAGTTGATGTAGTATTAGGTGCAGTTGTTTTTTTTTACAATTTAGGCAACGAATTACTGAAGTCTACGATACATTATTTGGAGAACAACAAGGAGTTTCAGAATATAGTAAACAATCACAATTTGGAAATAAATGGGGTTGGTATTCATCATTCTATGCTCTTGCTCAAGGAGATGTTAGAAGATTTGAAGATGTTTCCAGAATTAGATTATCAGTTGCATTAACATTTTTAACATTTGAGAAAGAAAAGAACCAAATAGAAATTGAATTAATAAGAAGTAAATAATGAAAGGATTTTATCAAGTAACAACAGCAATTAAAGACCAATTATATAAAGATGTGTTTGTAAACACAGTTTCTTCTGGTGATATATTTGAAATTGATTTAAACAAGCAAACTATATTTCCTTTGTCACATATTATTGTAAACAATGCAACATACAATGGCAACACTTGGTTATTTAATATATCAGTTCTATGTATGGATGTTGTAGACTTTAGTAAGACTGAACAAACAGACCAATTTTTAACAAATGATAATGAACAAGATGTATTGCATACCCAATTAATGGTTATTAATAGATTATTAGAAGTATTACGCAGAGGTTCTTTAAATGATGCTGGTTATGAATTAAGTGGTACACCAAATTGTGAACCATTTGTAGACAGATTTGAAAACAAGATAGCTGGTTGGACTGTTACATTTGATGTTATGGTAGCTAATGAAATGACAAGTTGCGAAAATGAATGCTAACAATTTAACATCTACTAAAGAAGTTTTAGAAGCATATAAGAAATATGTTATTCAACAAGCAAGAAGTAATTTATCTAAAGGCAATAAGAACGTTTCTAAACAACTTTATAATCAAATCAAAGGTGAAATAGTATTTGAAAATAATTATTTCTTATTGGGCTTTTCTATGCCTGATTATGGATTTTATCAAGATGAAGGTGTTAAAGGTTCTAATCCAAGTTTAGTAAAGAATGGAAAACAAAAAGCACCAAATAGTAGATTTAGTTTTAAAACTAAAAGACCACCTTCAAAAGTATTTGAATTATGGGCAAAGCAAAAGAACATAAGATTGCGTGATGAAAAAGGAAAATATAAAAAAGGCAATTACAAAACAATAGGATTTATATTAGCTAAAAGAGTATTTGCACAAGGTATAAAACCAAGTTTATTTTTTACTAAACCATTTGAAGCTGGGTATAAGAAATACATAGATACAGATTTAATAAAAGCATTTGGTGACGATATAGAAACATTAATAGATTACACAATAACAAATAAATAAAATGAAATTAATATCAGTAAGAAGTCCATACTTTATAATAGTAAATGAAGCAAGTCAAGTAGGTAGCAAAGTAGAATTATTTATTTGGCATAAAGGTGAAACTGAACCAGCAACAGCTACTTATACATTAAGTAAGAAAATAGCATCAGCAACACAAATAAAAAATACATATAATATATCTAATTATGCTAAAGAATTTATTAATAATGTTACATCTGCTTATAATGGTTCTATAACTGAAGTAACAGATGATTGGGTTTATGTTAAAGTAAAAAGATATAAAGAAACATCTGCAACTAATTATACTTTATTAAATACTGAAACTTATGTAGCTTGTAATGGTTATACAAATGGTTTTGGTGTAGTTAATCAAATGATTAATGACACATTTATTCCAGCAACTTTATATCAACAAAATAAAACACATAAATTTTTTTATGGTGATATTCCTTCAATTTATTTTTTTATAGATTATACAAATGATGCTGATGAATATTTAGTAAGGTATTCTAATTTTGAAGCTATACCAAATACAGATGAAGAAACAATTTTAAATGCAGCAACTGAAACACAATATTTATTTTCAATTCCTATAAGTTTAGGTGGTATAGATTATGTAGATGGTAATAAATTAGAAATAGTAAAGAATGATGTAGTTATAGCAACTTATATTTTTAAAACAGAATGTGAAATAAAATATTCACCTATAACAGTAGAATATGTAAATAAATATGGTGGATGGGATTTTATTATGTTCTTTAAAGCAAGAACTGAAAATTGGGAAGTAAAAAATAAAGAATATCAACTATTGCCAAATGATGTAGATTATAACATATTTAGAGGTCAAAGTAAAGCATTTAATTATGAAGCAAGAAAATCAATAAAAGTAAATACAGGTTGGTTAGATGAAAGTTACAATGAATTGATAAAAGATTTAATGGTTTCAGAAACTATATTGTTAAAAATAGATGCATCATTACAACCAGTTAAATTAAAAACAATGACAACTGATTTAAAAACTTCTTTGCAAGATAAGATGATTAATTACCAAATAGAGTTTGAGTACAATTTCAATCAAATTAATAATGTAATATAATGGAGTTATATATTTACGTTGATGATGTTGCACAAAGAGTTGAAATGTTCCAAGATGAGAAAGTTTCAGTTACTTCTACATTACAAAATTATTCAGATATTGGTAAACTATTTACAGACTATTCACAATCATTTACAATACCAGCATCACCAACAAATAACGCTATATTTTCACATTGGTATGATAATGCAGTTGATAATGGTTATGATGCAAGAATTAGATACAATGCTTTTATAGAAATAGAAACAATACCATTTAGAGAAGGTAATGTACAATTAGAAAAAGCAAATAAAAAGAATGGTTATATTGAAAGTTATACACTTACATTTTATGGTAACCTTACACAATTAAAAGATAGGTTTGGAGAAGATAAATTAAATAGTTTAGATTTTAGTTCTTTAAATCATACTTATGATGCTTCTACTGTTATTGGTAAAATAAATAGTACTACTGGTAATTTAAGATATCCTTTAATTGGTAATACAAGGAAGTTTGATTATAAGACTGCAACTGCTTTTGATGTAACTACAAATACAGGTGCTATTAATTGGGATGATTTATTTCCAGCAGTACCTATAACAACAATATTAGATTTTATTGAAACTAAATATGCTTTAACATTTACAGGTAATTTTTTAGGATATAATCAATTTGCTAAATTGAATATGTTATTAAAAAATAGTGAATTACCAAGAGCATACAATGCTGGAATTAATTTTGTACCTAATAGATTTGTTCACACACAAAGTGGTTTAACTGATACATTCCCTGAATATAATGCAACAACAAATTTAATTACAACAGATTGGGATAGTACAAGATTTGCAAATTATTTATTAAATACAGGTAAAAGAATTATAATTAGATTTAAAACAACACCAAACACAGGTTTTACTGCAACTAATTATAGAGTAGATTTATATCAAGATGGTGTGCTTTATAAAACATTTGATAATTTAGTAGATACAACTGATGTAACATTATATAGTCAAACAAGAAGTGAAGACCCAGTAGAACATTCATATTATATAAAAGTTTCTGCATTAGGTGCTTTTAATTTTAAAGGTCAGGTAATTTATATACGCAGAGGTGGTGGTCAAGATTATACAACTGATGGTTTTAATTATACTTCTGGTGGTGCAACAGGTCAATCATTTTCAGCAATACAAAATGTTGTTAATTATGTGCCAGATATTAAAGTTGCAGATTTTTTTATGGGATTAGTTAAAATGTTTAATTTAATTATTACACCAATTAATGAAACTACATTTAAATTAGAACCATTAGAATTATATTACCAAGCTGGTCAAATAAAAGATTTAACACCATTTATTTATGCTGATGAATTAGATATTGAAAAGCCAAAACTATTTAAGTCAATAGAGTTTAAATATGAACAATCAGAAAACATTTTAAACAATGCATTCAGAGGTTTATTCAATAGGGAATATGGTGATTTAACATTTGATAGTGGTTCTAATTCTGAAACTGGTAAATATGAAATTAAGTTACCATTTGAAGATGTTATGTTTGAAAGAGCAACAGGATATAATTTTCAAACTGCTACATTATTAAACAAAGATTTACAAAGTTATACACCTAAACCAATATTGATGTATAACAATGGATTGAGTGATGTTTCTGCTTTTCCTATTAAAATTTACAATGGAACTACTTACACAAACGTAAATAACTATGTAAGATTTAACAATGAAATAAATACAGGTGCAACTGATTTAAGTTATTTATATTCTATAAACTTTGGTAATGAAGTTTCATCTTGGTATTTAGTAAATGCACCACAAGGATTATACAAAAGACACTATGAACAATACATAGCAAATCTTTATAATCAAAAAACAAGAGTTTTAAAAGCTAAAGCAAAATTAGAACCACAAAACTTAACTAACTTAAAGTTAAATGATAGGATTATAATTAGGGATAATAGATATATTATAAATTCTTTTACTACTGATTTAACAACTGGCGAAACATCATTTGAATTAATAAATGATTATAGAGTATTAGATTTTAATAGTGTAGGTTATAGATTTGCAAACATAGAATTATTAAACGTAGATAATACAGCACAAGAGTTTCAATTAGATTTGTTTTTAGGAATGTTTAAACAATTTTCAATTAAAACGCTTTCTGGTTTTATTTCATCACCAACAAGTGGTGTACAATATCAAGATACAAGTATTATAGTTACAATAACTGCTAATGCAACTGCTGCTGAAAGAACTGAAAATATAACTGTAACATATAGAGATTTTGATAATAATGATTTAATAGTAGATATTCCAATAACACAACAAGCATAATGATAAAGTTAATATTAGAAATGCTACAACTAGATGAGCATTACGGACAATCAGAAACAATAGAAATAGCAAAAGGTAAATATGAATTACCAGAAACATTTTTAGGCACTCTAAAGCAATTTAAACGACAAATAAAAGAAAGAAAAAATGGCAGAAACTAAAACTGTAAATTTAGAAGTTAATTCTAATTTAGGTCAAACTGAACAAGCAGTTACATCATTAAGAAGTGAATTAAGAAAAGCACAAGCAGAAGTTGCTGCTATGAGTGATAAGTTTGGTGCAGCATCTAAAGAAGCTATTGAAGCAGCTAAAAGAGCAGCAGATTTAAAAGACAGAATTGGTGATGCAAAAGATTTAACTGATGCATTCAATCCTGATGCAAAGTTTAAAGCATTAGCTGGTGCTGCAAATATTGCTGCTGGAGCATTAGCAGGTTTTGAAGGTGCTATGGGTTTAGTTGGTGTACAATCAGAAGATGCACAACAAGCTATTTTAAAAGTTCAATCAGCATTAGCAGTTTCACAAGGATTAGATGTATTACAACAAATACCTGATACATTTAGAAACATTAAAGCAGTTGCAGTTAATGCTTTTGGTGCAATTAAAGGTGCTATTGGTGCAACAGGAATAGGTTTATTAGTTGTTGCATTAGGTGCTTTATATGCTAATTGGGATGCATTAAAAAAATTAGTTGGTGATAGTGTACCAGCATTAAAAGAAGGTACTAAACAATTTGATAAATTAAAAGAAGTATTTTTTGGAGTTGGTAATGCGATAGTACAATATTTATTGACACCATTTAAAGCAGTATTAAAATTGTTACAATTAGATTTTAAAGGTGCTATTGGTGAAATTAAAAAAGGTTATGATGTAATTGGTAATTATGAGAAAGGTGCTGCAAAAGAAAGACAAGACCAAAACGATGCTTATGCAAAAAAAAGATTAGAAAAACAAATAAAGAATAAAGAAAATGAAATTGCAATAGCTAAAGAATCAGGAAAAGATACTTATAATTTAGAAAAAGATAATTTACATAGAAAACTTTTACTTAATAAAGGCAATCAAGAAGAACTTGAAAAAATAAGACAAGAAGAAAGATTATTAGATGCAACACATAAAAAAGCATTAGAAGATAAACAAAAAGCACATAATGATGAATTAAGAAAAAAAAGTGATGAAGCATTAGCAGAAGAAAAAAGAAAAAAAGAAGAAACACAAAAGCAACGTGATGAAGCCACCCAATCAGGATTTAGAAAAGCAGAAGAAGAATATGATGCTATTTTAAAAAGAGAAGAAGAAGCAAGGGAAAAAAATAGACAAAGTGGATTAACTGAAATTGAACAAGTAAATGATAAACATGATAAGTTAATACAAGCAGCTAAATATGCTGGAGTTTCTACAATAGAATTAGAAATTGAAAAAGCTAACGCTTTAAATGATATTAAATTAACAACTCAAAAAAATCAAGAAGCAATAAATGCTAAAGAAATTGCAGATGCTCAATTAGTTGCTGATGCAAAATTAGCTATTCAAAATGCTCAATTAGATAATGTAAGTAAAGGTATAGGTTTACTTCAAGGTTTAGGGATAAAAAATAAAGCAATTCAAAAAGGTTTATTAATTGCTGATAGTGCTGCTGGAATTGCAAAAATTATTATTAATACACAAGCTGGTAATGCAAAGACAGTATCTCAATTAGGAATACCTGCTGCTGCTCCATTTGTTTTAGCTAATAATATAAGTTCAGCTATTAGTATAGCAACAGCATTAGCAGCAACTGCAAAAGGTTTATCTGCTTTAGGTGGAGGTGGTGGTGGTACTGCTCCTTCAATGGGTGGTACTGGAAGTGGAGGTGCTGCTGCTCCACAATTTAATGTAGTTGGGAATAGTGGTGTTAATCAATTAGCAGAAACAATGCAAGGAAGGTCAGCACAAGCACCAATACAAGCATATGTAGTTGCACAAAATGTAACAACAGCACAATCATTAAATAGAAACATAGTTGATAATGCTTCTTTAGGATAATGTTGCTTAAAAGTATCATTAACTAATAAAAACAGACTTAATGTTACTTATTTAAAACAAAATATAAATAATTTAATTTTTAAAAAAAAGTATAATGAAAAAGTTAGAAACTATTTATTTAGATATAGATGAACAAAATATTCAAGATGGAATTGATGCTATTAGTTTAGTTAAATTTCCAGCCATTGAAGAAAATTGGGTTGCATTAAACGAACACAAAGTAGAATTAAAAACTATTGATGAAGATAAAAGAATTGTAATTGGTTTGGCTTTAATACCTGAAAAGGATATTTATAGAAGAAATGGTGATTACGAATATAACATTAGGTTTTCAAAAGAAACTGTTAGAAAAGCATCAGAACTTTATTTAAAAAAACTTAAAATTCATAATTCAACATTAGAACACGACAAAAAAACTGAAGGTGTTTATACAATAGAAAGTTGGATTGTTGAAGATGTTAAAAAAGATAAATCAGCTATTTACAATTTAAATGCAGTTGAAGGTGCTTGGGTTGTTGTTCAAAGAATTGACAATGATGAAGTTTGGAATGATGTTAAAGAAGGTAAATATCAAGGTTATTCTATCGAAGGATATTTTTCTGAAAAAGCAGAATTAAATCTACAAGAAAGTAAAGAGCAAGAATTGATTGAAAAAATAAAACAAATACTAATTAATGTTTAACATATTTAAAATGGGAAAGAATAAATACACAAGTCCAAAAGACGCTAAAAGAGGTTGTTTATGTGATGATAGCACATATTCAAGTGAATGTTGCAAAGGTGAATTAATCAATCAAGGTATTGGTTCAACAGTTGCACAAGGCACTTCAACAGTAACACAGGTTGATGGAGTAAGAACAATGGTTAGAACAAATGGCTAACCAATTTATAACAAATATAAATAATATTAATTTTTAAATAAAAAATAGATGACACCAGAAGTAACAAAGATTGGTAACAAGTTATTTGACAAAGTAGAATTAGCATCATATAAAATTGAATTAGGTTTAATTGATGAAATATCAAAAGAATTAACTACTGCTTTTAATTCACAGGATGTAGAAACTGAAATAAATAATGCAGTTGCTAAATTACAAAAATCTTTACCTATTTATAAATCAGTAGTTGTTAAATGTGATGAAGCATTAACAAAAATTAAAGATTTAGGAATAACTGGTGGAGTAGATAAACAAGTATTAGAACAAAAAAATGAAGCTAATTCATATATAAAATCTATTGAAAGCAGAATTTCAAATTTAAGTAAATTAAGAAAATAAATAAATATGAACGTAGTAAATCAAATCAAAGAACTTTTGGGTATGGAAGTAAAACTTGCTCAAATGAAACTAATGGATGGTGTTACTGTTATTGAAGCAGAAACATTTGAACCAGAACAAGCAATCTTTATTGTTAATGGTGAAGATAAAGTACCAATGCCAGTTGGAGAATACTTACTCGAAGATGGTAATGTATTAAAAGTAGAAGTAGAAGGTATTATTGCTTCTATTGAAATGCCAGAAGAAGAAGCACCTGAAGTTGAAGTAGAAGTAGAAACTACTAAAAAAGAAGAAGAAATGGCAACTGAAGCAGCTACACCAAAAAGAGTAGTTGAAAGTGTTACTAAAGAAATGTTCTTTTCTGAAATTGAAAAATTAAGAGCAGAAATTGCTGAATTAAAATTATCAAAAACAGAAGTAGTTGAAGCAGTTGAATTGTCAAATGATAAGATTGAAGTTTTATCACACAATCCTGATGCAACTTCTGAAGTTAAAATGAATTTATATTCAAGAAAAAGAAATGCTACAACATTTGATGTAGTATTAAGTAAATTAAATAAATAATAAAAATAAAAATTAAATAAAAAATGGCTACAACAACAAGTATTACAACAACTTATGCTGGTGAGTTTGCTGGAAAGTATATCTCTGCTGCATTATTATCTGCTTCTACTATCGAAAATGGTGGTATTGAAGTAAAACCAAATATCAAATTCAAAGAGGTAATCAAGAAAATTTCTACTGACGGGATTGTGAAAAATTCCACCTGTGATTTTGATGCTACTTCTACTGTAACATTAACTGAAAGAATTATACAACCAGAAGAATTTCAGGTAAATTTGCAATTATGCAAGAAAGATTTCCGTAGTGATTGGGAAGCGGTTCAAATGGGTTATTCTACATTTGATACTTTGCCACCTGCATTTGCTGATTTCTTATTAGCTCACGTAGCTGCTAAAGTTGCTGAAAAAACAGAACAAAACATTTGGAAAGGTGCTACTGCTACTGCTGGTGAGTTTGACGGATTTGTAACACTTGCTACTGCTGATGCAACTGTTTTAGATGTAGCTTCACCTGCTTCAGGTGGTGTAACTGCTGCTAACGTAATTGCTGAAATGGGTAAAGTAGTTGATTTAATTCCTGCTACACTTTACGGAAAAGAAGATTTGTATTTATACGTTTCACAATCTGTAGCTCGTGATTATGTACGTGCTTTAGGTGGATTTGGTGCATCAGGTTTAGGTGCTAATGGTACAAACGCACAAGGAACACAATGGTGGAACAATGGTTCACTTTCTTTTGATGGTGTTAAAATCTTTGTTTGTAATGGAATGGCTAACGATTATATGATGGCTGCACAAAAATCTAACTTATTCTTTGGAACTGGTTTATTAGCAGATAGCCAAGAAGTTAAGTTAATTGATTTGTCTGATTTGGATGGTTCACAAAATGTTAGAGTAGTAATGAGATTTACTGCTGGTGTACAATACGGAATTGGTTCAGAGATTGTACTTTACACTCCTGCAGCATAATCATAAATAAATAAATTCTAAAAGGGTGGTGGAATAAACACCACCTTTTTTTTTAACTTTAAAAAAATATAAATATGGCTTGTGATATTAGTTTAGGTAGATTAGAACCTTGTAAAGATAGTTCAGGAGGTTTAAAAGCAGTTTATTTTGTTAATTGGGGTGATGCTACTGGTTACACTTACGATGGAACAAACACAGATGTTATTGATGCAGTATCTGGAACACCATCTGCATACAAATATGATTTAAAAGGTACATCATCTTTTACTCAAACAATTACATCTTCAAGAGAAAATGGTACTACATTCTTTCAACAAGAATTAGCATTAACTTTGAAAAAATTATCAATAGTTGACCACAAACAAATCAAACTTTTGGCATATGGTAGACCACAAGTAATTGTTGAAGATAACAATGGTAATTTCTTCTATTGTGGTTTAGAACACGGAATGGATGTAACAGGTGGAACTATTGTAACTGGTGCTGCAATGGGAGATTTAAGTGGATACACTTTGACACTTACAGGAATGGAAAACGTACCCGCAAATTTCATTGGAGATACTTTAGCTGGTGCTGGATTTACAGTAGTAGTAGGTTCTTAATAATTGTTTTTTTGTTTTTTAATTAAGGGGTGTTTATGCATCCCTTTTTTATTTTAATCCTATATTAAAACAATTTCAATATACTTTTATTTTTAAATAAAAAGAAAATGATAATTCTAAAAGAGCAAGTAGAAGAACAATCATTAAAATTCATTCCAAGAACTTATTGTGCAACATCAATAGTTTTAGTAAATGAAATGACAAATGAAAGTACTACTATAACATCTGATTTTTATAAAGATGGTTATTATCTATTTACTACTGCTACATTTGATTTAAAAGAAGGTAACTTTTATACTTTATCTATTCTTAACAATACTGATGTAGTTTATAAAGACAAAATATTTTGCACAAATCAAGTTATTGCTAATTATACAATTAACAAAGATGAATATGTAGCAAATCAAACAACTAATGATTTTATAGTTTATGAGTAATTCAAATATTTCTATTGTAAATTTAAGTGCTTACACAAGTCCTAAAATACAAGAAAATAAAAAGCAAGGTTACATTGAGTATGGTGATGATAATAATTACTTTCAGTTTTTAATTGATAGGTTTTTATATTCAACAACAAATGGTGCTATTATTACAGGTATATCGAATATGATATATGGTAAAGGTTTAGATGCTTTAGATGCATCAAGAAAGCCAAATGAATACGCACAAATGAAAACTTTATTTAAACCTGATATGTTGCGTAAAGTATGTTTAGAACGCAAACTAATGGGTATGGCTTCTATGCAAATAGTAAAGCAAAAGAATAAAGTAGTTAAAGTTGAACATTTTCCTATTCATACATTAAGAGCAGAAAAATGCAATGATAAAGGAGAAATAGAGGCATACTTTTATTGTGCAGATTGGAGTAAAGTTAAACCTTCTGATGTGTTAAAAAGAATACCAGCTTGGGGTTTTGGTAATGGTAATGAAATAGAAATAATGGTTATTAAACCTTATTTACCAATATTCCACTATTATACACCTGTTGACTATAATGGTGCATTAGATTACGCAATGCTTGAAGAAGAAATATCAGTTTACCAAATAAACGATGTTAAGAATGGATTTAGTGGAACTAAAGTTATCAATTTTAACAATGGTATTCCAACTGAAGAAATGCGTGACCAAATTAAGGCAGATGTTAAAAACAAACTAACAGGTTCAAGAGGTGATAAAGTAATTGTAGCTTTTAATGCAAATGCTGAAAGTAAAACAACAGTTGAAGATATACCATTAAATGATGCACCACAACATTATGAATATTTAAGTAATGAATGTTTTAATAAGTTAATTGTTGGGCATAGAGTTACTTCACCTATGTTATTAGGAATTAGAAATGGTGATGGTGGTTTAGGTAACAATGCAGATGAAATTAAAACTGCTACGCTATTATTTGATAACATAGTAATTAAACCTTACCAACTTGAAATAATAGAAGCATTAGATGAAATATTATATTACAATGATATTAGTTTAAAATTATACTTTAAAACTATTCAACCATTAGAATTTACTGAATTAGACAATACACAAACAGATGAACAAGTAAAAGAAGAAACAGGTTTGAGTTCACACACTTGTTTAAGTTCTGATATTGCAGATGCTTTAATTGCAAAAGGTGAAACTTTAGGTAATGAATGGACTTTAGTAGATGAGGTAGAAGTTGATTATGACAAAGAAGATGAATATGATGCTGAAATTAACTTTATAAACGAAAAGAATAAAAAAAGCAAAAGTGCATTAAGTAAAATATGGGAATTTGTTTCAACAGGAATAGCAAGACCAAACGCAAAAAGTCCAGAACAAGATGAAACTATTGATGGTGTACAATTCATAACAAGATATGTTTATAGTGGTAATGCTACTGGGCAAAGAGAATTTTGCAATAAAATGATTAATGCTGATAAAGTATATAGAAAAGAAGATATTATTGCTATGGAAAGTCAAGCAGTAAATGCTGGTTTTGGTGTTAAAGGTGCTGATAATTATTCTATTTGGTTATACAAGGGTGGTGCAAGATGCCAGCATAAATGGTTGCGTAGAACTTATGCAAACTTTGAAGGTGTTAAAATAGACCCTACAAATCCAAAAGCAAAAAATATTAGTTCTGCTACTGCTGAAAAATATGGTTATAGAATTAGAAATGAAAAAGAAGTTGCTATGAAACCAGCAGATATGCCAACAAAAGGTTTTACACAAGAGTATTGGGATAAAATGGGATTTAAAAATTAAAATATGGCACAGGCATTATTTGTAAGTAGAGATGATATTGTTAGGTTTACTGCATTAAATGGCAACATTGATACAGATAAATTTGTTCAATTTGTTAAGATAGCACAAGATACACATATACAAACATATTTAGGAACGCAACTATTTAATAAACTAAATGATGATATTGTAAATGATGACTTAATAGAACCATATACAACGCTTTTAAGCAAGTATATTAAACCTATGGTAATACACTGGTCAATGGTTGAAGCTTTGCCGTTTTTAGCCATTACAATAGCTGGAAAAGGTATTTACAAGCATACATCAGAAAACGCTACAAATGTAGAAAAAAATGAAATTGATTTTTTGGTAGAAAAAGCAAGGGATATAGCACAACATTACACAAATAGGTTTATAGATTATATGAGTTTTAATCAAGCTGACTTTCCTGAATATAATGCTAATTCAAATGGTGATATGTATCCAGATAAAGATGCTTATTTTACAGGTTGGGTGCTATGATAAATAAGTATAAACCAAAACAAGCTAACATTAAGAAGTTAGAAATATTTTTAAAAAAAATAGAAAACAAAACTAAAGATGGGATTAAATTTTCAAAGCATTAAAGGAGACACATTTGAAGAAGTAACATTTGAGTTACTATTAAACGATGAACCATATAGTTTAGAAGATGCTATTATTAGAATGCAGTTAAGAAAAGAATATGGTGGTATTCCATTTTTATCTTTAACTTCAGTAGATAATGCTGGTATAACAATTACTGATGATGCAAATGGTTTATTTAAGATTAATGAGCAGATAATTGATATTTGTGCATATAATTATTTATATGATATAGAAATTGAGTTTGGTGATGGTACTATTAAGACTTACATAAGTGGTAATTTTCTAATTAAAAACGATGTAACAAGATAATGAGTGATATAATAGATATAAACGTAGGAGAAACCATTGAAGAAGTTACTATTAATGTAGTTGATAATTTAATTACAGTAAACATAAATAAAGTAACAGGTGGTGGTGGTTCACAAACACTTGCAGAAACTTTAGTATTAGGTAATATTACTGATGGTGAAAACATAAGTATTTCAAATGGTGATGCTATTATTTTAGATAATGGTTCAATGCTTAAAAAAGGAACTATTGATGCTGGAAATGGTGGTGCAAAAGGTATTTCACAAATATGTGGTGTAGGATTTGAACATAAATGGGAAGCTGGTAGACTTTACATAATGAATGATGGTGGAACTATTATTCGTGAAGTATCACATAATCTTACATATACACCAACTGCAACTGATGATGTAACTAAAGGTTTTGTTCAAAACACAAGATGGATTTTAGATAATGGTGATTTATATGTTTGTAGTGACCCAACAGAAGGTGCAGCAGTTTGGAATTTTATAACTGGAACATTACCTACACTTCAACAAGTATTAGATAACAATAACGATTTAATTGATAATAATAACTTTCAAGGAACAGATGCTGGTTATAATAATACAGGAACTGATGTAAATGCTTTTGGTTTTGAAGCAGCTATTGATAATTCTGGAACATTTGTAAATGCTTTTGGAACTTCATCAGCTTCAAATAATTCAGGTTTAAACATAAATGCTATTGGTCAAAGTGCTGGTGTTAATAATACTTTTAATAATGTAAATTTATTAGGAGAAAATGCAACTGCTGATGAAGATGGTCAAACAGTACTTTCAAAAGATGGTACTATTATGGCTCGTATTTCAACAACTGATTTAACAGAAAGCAGAAAATATACTTTACAAGATAACGATGGAACTTTAGCTTTTTTAAGTGATATACCTGATACAAATGATTTTGTACCTTACACAGGTGCAACTACAAATGTAGATTTAGGTGAATATGAATTAAAAGCTGGTCAATTAACTTTAGACACAACACCAACTGGAACAGCAGCAGTAGCAACAACAAAATGGAATGATGCAATAGGAAGTACAGAAACAACTTTAAAAGGTGGGAATGTTATATTAAAAAATGGAGTTGATTTAGTTGCAAGAGTAGTTAATAAAGTAACACCAAATACTACATTAACAAAAGCAGCATATCAAGTTGTTAGAATAAGTGGCGCTCAAGGTCAAAGATTAGCAGTTAATTTAGCACAAGCAAACAATGATAATAATTCAGCAGATACATTAGGAATAGTAACAGAAACTATTGCAACAAATCAAGAAGGATTTATTATTACAGTAGGTCAATTAGAAGGTATTAATACAACTGGAAGTTTACAAAGTGAAACTTGGTCAGATGGTGATGTTTTATATTTAAGTCCAACAACTGCTGGTAAAATTACAAATATTAAGCCAACAGGTGCTACTGGTCATATTGTTATTTTAGGATATGTTGAATATGCACATTCTGTAAATGGTAAGATTTATGTAAAGATTATGAACGGGTGGGAACTTGATGAGCTTCACAATGTCTTTATAGATACACCAACTAACAATCAAGCATTAACTTACGAAACTTCAACAGATTTATGGAAAAATAAAACTATAATTGAAGATAGTATAACAAATGGAGTTACGGAAAAAGCACCATCACAAAATGCAGTCTTTGATGCTTTAGCTTTAAAACAAAATGCTTTTGGATATACACCTTATCGTTTTACTAAAACAACAGAAATAGTTCACACTGGCACAACTGCTGAAACTATTTTACAAACTATTTTAATTCCCGCAAATACTTTTACAAATGGTGATTTTATAATGTTTAGTGCTTTAGTTTCTAAACTTGCAAATATAAATAACACATTACACAATATTAAAATAAACACTAATAATACTTTAGTTGGGGCTTCTACTTTAGCAGTTGTTGGTTTTAATACTGTAAACTTTTTTATGAAGTTTAAACGTGAATTTGTTGTAAATGGTGGAAATATATACGGATTTACAACTGCTCTTGCAAGTACAACAAATGACCAACAAACACAAATTACAACACAAACAATAAATACAGCAACATATAATTTGTCAAACGATTTGTATTTTTTTGTTACTTGTACATTAACAAACGCAACAGATACAATAACATATAGAGGTATTAATCTTTACAAGCAATAATGAAAACAATAATAGAAATAGCAACAAATCAAGTTGTAGGAGTTACTTACTCAAATGAGTGTTTAATAACTGAAACTTTAATCGATGAACTTTTACAAATTGAAATGGTTAAACCTTATTTTAATTTTGATACAAAAGAGTTTTATGAAGGTGCAACACCAGAAGAAATCGAACAAGCATTCAAAGATAAAACACCAATAGAAAGTCAACTTTGGAGAGTTAGAACTATTTTAAATTTAATGAATTTAATACCTACTATTGAGAGTGCATTAGACCAATTAGATGAGCCAACAAAAACTGCTGCTAAAAATGTTTGGAATTATGGCACAACAATAGAAAGATATAGTCAAACTGTTTTATTTATTCAATCAGTTACACAAATGACTGATGACCAAGTTGACGAAATATTCCAACAAGCTGAAGCAATAGTAATATAACAATGAGTAAGGAAACTTTAGATAAACTATTAAACAAATGGATTAGCAGAAAGCTATTAGTTTTTTTTGTTGCTTGTGTAGGTTTGTTTTGCAGTAATATAACATCAAATGACTGGGTTATTGTTGCAACTGCATATATAGGCATTCAAGGATTTACTGATATAGTAGCTAAAATTAAAACATAATGATACATCAATCACTTAAAATCTACGCATTGAATACTGCATCAATGATTATTTCATTTAGTAATATTGAACAGACTTTGAAAATTATTCTTTTGACTGTTTCTATTGTATATACTATAATACAAACTGTTAAAATATTAAATAAAAAAGATGACAAATGATATTGGATAACAAAGGTTATTTATTAATAACTAAACACGAAGGATTAAGTTTAAAGCCATATTTGTGTCCAGCTAAAATACCAACAATAGGTTATGGAAATACATATTATCCTGATGGTAAAAGAGTAACTTTATTAGACAAAGATATAACTAAACAAGAAGCATTTGATATGTTTAAAGAAGTAGCTAATAGATTTGCTAAAAGAGTAGATACATTAGTAACATCAAATTTAAATCAAAATCAATTTAACGCATTAGTTAGTTTTGCTTATAATGTTGGAACTGGTAATTTTAGTTCAAGTACATTATTAAAAAAAGTAAATAGAAATCCTGATGATTTGACTATTAAAGATGAATTTTTAAGATGGAATAAAGCTGGTGGTAAAGTTCTTAATGGTTTAACATATAGAAGAAATGAAGAAGCTATTTTATATTTTAGTTAGTATTGTATTTTTATCTTGTGGAAGTAGAAAAGTAAATAAAACAACAATAGAAGAAAAAAAAGATAGTGTTTCAGTTGTTGATGTAAAAACAGAAATAAAAACAAATGAAAATACTGAAATAAACAAAAATAGTAAAATAGATAAAACTGAAGAAGAATTTATAATTGAACCAATAGACAACAACAAAGAAATAGTTGTAAATGGTAAAACTTATAAAAACGTTAAAATAAGACACAAAAAAACAAAAGACAATAGTTTACATACAAATCAAAAGAAAGTGTCTAAAAAAGCTTTAAAACAACAAATAAAGCATAGTAAACAAGTTGTTTCTACTTCAAAAGTATTAAAAGAAAAGAAAATAGATAAAAAAGAAAGTTTAGTTAAATATTTTTATTTATTTATATTATTAATTTTATTATATTTGATTTATAGATATAGATTTAATATTTTAAAATTATTTATTTAATATATTATATATATTTATTATTATAATAATTATTTATATATTATTTTATATATATTTATTATAATATTATTTTAATTAATTATATATATATATATTAAATATTTGTTAATAAGTAATTATTTTATTTATAAAATTAAATATTATATTTGAAATATAAATCCGCCAAGATTTAAAATATTAATTTAACAACCTCTTTTTAGTTTACTTGGCGGTACTATTTAGGGGTTTGTTTTTTTTATGAAAAATTGTAGTAAATGTAAAGAAGTAAAATCTTATGAGTTTTTTAATAAAAATAAAACTTTTAAAGATGGATGTCAAACAATTTGTAGAAGTTGTATGAAAGAATATCAATCAAATAAAAAAGAATATTTCAAAGAATATCGAAAACATTATTATATAAAAAAAAAAAAAAAAGCAAAAGAATATGTTAAACATAACAAAGAAAAAATAAAAAAATATCAAAATGAATATAAAAAAAATAGACTACAAAATGATAGTATATTTAAATTTGGTTTTAATTTAAGATGTTTAATTAGATGTTCTTTTAAACGTAATAATAATAAATTTAAAAAAAATACAAAAACTGAAAAAATTTTAGGTTGTACAATAGAAGAATTTAAAAATTATATATTAACAAAATTTACTAAAAAAATGACTTTTGAAAATTATGGTGAATGGCATTTAGACCACATAATACCAATTTCATCAGCCACAACAGAAGAAGAATTAATTATACTAAATCATTACACAAATTTTCAGCCAATGTGGGCAAAAGAAAATATTAGTAAAGGAAACAAAATAATTGAAAAGCAATTAACACTTTTATAAAATACGTTATATGGCTAAAGTAAGTAAAAAACCATTAAGGAAAAATCTAATAAAAGAATTAGATACTGTTTTTAGTCAGTATATACGATTAAGATATGCTAAAAATGAAATAGCAGAATGTTATACTTGCAATAAAAAAGACCATTGGAAGAAATTACAAGCTGGGCATTTCGCATCACGTAGACACTATGCAACAAGATGGAACGAAGATAATGTACAAGTTCAATGTTATGGTTGCAATATTGCAAATCAGGGAATGCAGTTTGAATTTGGTAAAAGACTTTGTTTAAAATATGATAATAACTTTGCTGATGAATTAATGATTAAATCAAAACAAATAGTTAAATTTGCTGATGTAGAATTAATTGATATGATTGATTACTATAAACAACAGGTTAATATTCTGCTTAAATTTTCATAATATTTTTAAATTGTTTTTGTTGAAAAGAGGATGTTTTAATTAGCATCCTTTTTTTTTATTTTAAACTTTAACATTTCTTTAACACTTTTGTATTAATAACAGTTATATATTTGCTTCATCAAACAATAACAAATAGAAATTATGAAAGTTCAAATAACATATACAGAAGTACAAACTTTTAAAAATACAATAGAAGTTGAAATGACAAAAAAAGAATATAAAGCATATTTAAAAAAATCTTTATTTAACAAAGAACAACAATTTGACTTTACTGCTAATACAGATGAACAACACCACTATTCAACAGAAGTACAATCAATAGATTTAGAAATTATAAAATAAACAAATAAAAAAAAAATATTATGAAAACAGCAGTAGAATGGTTATGTGAACAATATCATTTAAAACAAGATATAGAAATAGTTAAACAAGCCAAAGAAATGGAAAAGCAACAAATAATTGAAGCACACGGAAATAAAGAAAAAAAATCAGGTGGAATTACAAATTACACTTATATTTTAACAGGAGAAGAATACTATAATGAAAACTTTAAAAACAAATAACAAATGAAAGATTTATTAGACTACAACAGATTTAGAATTGAAACAATGCAAAATAAGATTTGCGAATTAGAAAGCTTATTAAGCACATTAGAAACAAACTGTTTTGAATTAGCAAATAAAG